TTTGAAGCAGAACTTATTATTCCCAATGTAAAACCAGATGAAGACGATTTTGAATCCGAACCTGATTATGACATGGATGAAAGAATATATAGTATTCAGGCTATCAAAGACTTCTTTATAGGGGACTACAATTCACGTCGTCAAGTTCAGACTGCAATTGAGAGAATGGAGGAAGAATTTTATGAAGCAGCAGACGAAGCATTCATAGAAGAAATGTGGGGTGATGTAATTGATCGGGCAAAAGAGCTAGCAAAAGATGATGATCATAGCGAAGAAGATATAGAATATATGTTTGATAATCAAACTAAAGATTATGACAGGTATATAGAAAAAGCGCAAGACGAAATACGAAGTGATTTTTATGAAAACTATTTTGAAACATGGATTCGTCGTAACTATCCAAATATGAGTGATTTTTGTCCAGCATTTGATTTAGCATGGCCATACTGGACTGAAATTTCGGCTGGCGAAGATGACTTTGCAACTGTTGCAGAAAATATCGAAAAGTCTATTGGTATGTCTGTTAAGTCTAGTTGGGGATATCATACTGGCAAACGAGGAGCTGATTATTTCATTTTAGAGCCAGACAGCAGCATTGATTTTAATGCGAGCGAAGGCGAAGCAGGACTAGAGCTAGTAAGCCCGCCAATGCCACTTGCCCAAACACTTGAATATCTCGACAAAGTATTTGCATGGGCTAACCAATATGGGTGCAGAACAGACGAGTCAACTGGTTTCCACATGGGCATTAGTATTCCTGGTCAAACCATGGAAAATGTTGACCATTTAAAATTCATACTTTTTCTAGGTGACGAATATGTATTAGAACAATTTGGTAGATCCAGCAACTCATATGCTAAAAGCATGATAAATCAAATGAAATCTGCTGTTAAATCAATGCAGAATAACAATATGAACGTTAATGTATTATTGCAAAATTTTCAAAAAGGATTGAATAGCGAAGCTGCAAAAGTTATGAAAAAACTCTTAACTTCAGCTACTACCAGATATGTAAGTGTGAATATAAGAGAGAACTATATCGAAGTGCGTAGTGCAGGCGGCGATTATCTAAAGGACCTAAGCAAAATTAAGCTTACATTACTAAGATATGTTCGTGCTATGGCGATTGCTGCTGATCCAGAAGCGGAAAAACAAGAATACGGTAAAAAGGTTTATAAATTTTTAAGTAACATGATCCCTCAAGCAGAAGACACAATTAAATATTTCAGTCAATATTCAGCAGGATCTTTACCAAAAGTAGCATTAAAGAGTTTTGTTCACAACATACGAAGCAAAAGAGAAGATGACAAAATACCACAGATAATCACTGCAAATACCCCACAGGAAGGAAAATATGCATACTTAATTAAATTCCGTACTCCCGCTGGAACAACAAAAACATTGAAAATGTTTGCAGACGGTCAATCTTCCGCTAAAGATAAAGGACAGAAATTTCTAGTCACACATCTGCCAGGAGAGCATACTATAATATCTATAGAACCGGATTTAGAAGATCCAACGAACAAATTACAATCTTAAAAATTTAATTGATAAAAGCGTTGACATTTCAACGCTTTTTTTGTATAACAACGCATAGGAGTTCGTAATGCAATCAGTAGTTGATACAAAACATGTTGACAGTTACAGTTTAGAAATTATGGTTAGACACGTATTTGATTACGAAATCCAAAACAAAATTCGAACCAAACCAAACCAAAATGATCTTGAAATCCAAACGGTTCTTAGGTATATGCAGAATCGAATTGATGAAATATCCAAAAAATACAAGTAATTTTATATATAAATTACTGAAATCATTGAAGGAAAAAATAGGTTGACTCTATTGCTATTGATGCTATACTAGTTGAGTAAGTTGAGCTTGGGGCTTAACTTCTAACAATGGAGTAAAATATGAATAAGACTTTTACAGTAGCGGGTGTTTCTACCCTAAATGGTGTTGTTAAGTATCGTGTTGCTAACTCTCTCAAGCGAGATGCAGTACTAAAGAAGTCAGGTCACACTGATATCAAGTTGATTGAGCTTCCTAAGGCTATGTCCAAGGACGACGCTTTTGCTTATATTGCTGCACACACTGATTTTGCAGCAGTCAAGCCAACTGCCAAGGGCGGTATTGAGCCAACTGCTAAGACTAAGTCAGCCAAGAAGGCTGCTTAATTTATTTTATAAACAAAATAATTTGATTGGATAAATTGGGCCCTTTTAAGGGCCCTTTTTTTGTTTATAAATATTGTATGTCAGCTGTAATACTTAAAGGACAACACAATATTAATTTTGTGCATATTCCTAAATCTGCCGGTTCAAGTATAAGTGTATGGCTAAAAAATAATAAGGGTAACAGTGATTGTATAGAATTCCATCATATACATCCACATGCCGATTATCTCAATGAACAATCTAAGAATTTTACATTTGCAGTAGTAAGGAATCAATGGGATCGCGCTGTCAGTGCATATGAATATATTAAATTCAAAACTCCTGTTGCGCCAAAACTATTTGAAGAATTCCATAAAAACTATAGAAAAATTACTGAAATGGCAGA